CGCCTCTAATGAGGCGCGCGCCTGTTTTTCGTTACGCACCGACCTAGCCGATATGCTCGATCAGCACGGCGCGCTTGAACGCGGCGTTGGTCGAGGTCGGAACGATGGTCGTGTTGGTCGTGATGTCGGAAGGCGCACAGAAGCCGCCGATCCAATACCAGGACTGCGCGATGATCTGGGCCAAGCGGTCCAGCGGCTCGCGGGTGACCATCGCCACTTCATCAACCAGGTTGATGATCGCGTTGGACGGCGCCACGTCTTCCGCTGCCATGCCGGCGTAGTCGCCTTCGATCAGCGCCTCGCCGCCAACCAGGATCGGACGGCGCACCGTGCCGACGCCGGTCAGGGTCTGCGTGTAGGCTTCCGTCACCGGCATGAAGCGCACGCCGAGGAAATCATTGGTCATGCCCTTGCGGAACACCTGGCTGGCCGAGGTGGCGCCCTGGAACAACTGCTTGAAGTCGGGGTCAGCGAAAAGCTGGCGGGCCGATTTCGGGTCCAGGTAGAGGTTGTAAAGCGAATCACCCAGCGCGCCGGGGCCGCCATCCACGCCAGGCACGTTGTTCAGGCGCAGCAGAGCCACCGAGTCCAGAACGTTCTGCATGGTGAACACGTCCGTCGCCTGCAATAGCGAGGTGTTGGCGCGGCCGTTCGGGCGTACGCAGATGGAGGCGTTGGAAGCCTGCACCGTGTTGCCGGCTGTGCCATCGGCAACGGTCACCGTGGCGCTGAAGGTCAGCACACCGGAGAAACCACCCGGCGTCGTGCTGACGTTGGTGTTCGTGCCGCTGAAGGTCATGAACGGGGGAGCGGCCTGGCCAGCGACGATCTGCGCCGCGGCCTGCACGCCATCCGCCACTGCCGTTTGCAGCGTGTAGACGTCGGCGCCGACAGTTACGGTCAGCGGGTTGCTGGCGCTCGTGGCTACCTGCGTGCCGTTGACGGGCACGGACACGAAGCCGCGAATATCGTCCACCGCGATGGCGACGTTGGGCGAACCTAGCGTGGTGCGCACGCGGGTGTTGCCGCCGAAATAGGCGTTGAACAGCGTGCCGCGCGCCAAACGGTCCAGCGACTGGGCGGCCTGGATGCCGTTCACCTTGGCGTTTTGCAGGAACTGGCTGACGATGCCCACCTTGTTGGTGACCATGTTCAGGTCGATCGTATCGCCGTACTGGTTCAGCGTGATCGTGTACTGCTCCACAGCGAAGGTGCTGGGAGTCAGGCCGTTGTCGAAGTTCGTGTTGGACGCAGCGGTCAGCGGGATCGTGACCGGCGCCTTCAGGCCGCGGCGGGTCTTGGTGAGTGTTTCACCAATATTCGTGCTGAACTTCTCGCGCGCCGCAACCGCGCGATACCCTAGCTGGGAATGCAGCGCCTCTTGAAACTCGCGCTCCAAGAAATTCTGCTGAATGATAGGAACGAGCGCGGCGGGAAAGGACTGAATACCCATGGTGGGAGGCTCCGTCTAAGGGAAGCGGCGCCATCCGGCGCTGCGTTTGCCTTGCCCAAGGGCTACTAGAGGCTATCGACCGTTGACGGCCGCCGTACGTGCGGCGTGCCATTCTTCGGCTGTCATTTGCGTGGCCAGCTTTGCGGCCGGCGGTGTGGTCGGAGGCGGTGTTGCCGTGCTGGAAGTGCTCGGCTGACCAAAGGCGAACGGATAGGCCGCCTTCTGTTTGGTCCAGAAATCGTCAGGCACGACCACTTCGCCCTGATCATCCAGCGTGATCGCGCTGGTATCGATCATTTTGAGCGCATCCACGCTGACGATGCCGGCGGCGAGTGCCGCGGCCTTCAGTTCGGCGCGAATAATGCGTTGATTCGCCGCCGTGCGGGTTTCCGTCACGGCCTGCTCTTTGTCCGCCAGCAACGCTGCCTCGCGCGCCGTCAACTGCTCTTTTGCAGTCTTGGCTTCGAGCCGGTATTTGGCGTTTTCGGTGCGCAACCGTTTTTCGTAAGCGGTTGGCTCGCGAATTTTCGTGTCGTCAACTTGAACGGGGTCCGCAGGGTCAACCGGCGGGTCTGCTGGATCGTCGGCCATCTGGGCCTCCGTGGTGGTAGCCTGGGGTCAGCCCAGGTCTGAAGCGTCGCTACTGAGCGACGTTTGCTTTGTCCGCCTCCTGGGCGGCTTTCTCCATCTCGCGGGCATCGTCAAACGCGATGTCGGCAAGGATTTCTGCAATTTCGGCCGGCGGGTCTTCCACGTCGTAATTCGGCGCCAGCGTCTCAACCGCCAGCTTGCGCGACATGGCACCCGCAGCGCGCAGCGTCGATATTGCCGAAGCCTGCGCGGACTTGTCCTCGTAGGTGGCCGGGAACCATGCCGGCCATTGAAGGCTGATTGCCTGGTCCTGAAACTTTAGCTCCACGCCCTTGACGGACAGCGGATATTTGGCGTGGGCCTTGACGGCCATCTGCACCAAATCGAGCAGCGCGCCCTCGCCGTAACTCACGCGCATGTCGTCCGCGAGCCAGATCAGCGCCTGGTGCAGCAGTTCCAGCGCGCGGCCGGACTGTGCCGCGCTCAATTTGTCGGCGCTACTGCGGTTGCCGCGCATCGCCTCAAGGGCCATCGCGCGTAGGCTTTCCACGTATTCGACAACGGACTTCGCAGCCGTGCCGTTGATTTCCAGCAACTTGGCGTCGCCGTGTTCGCCGTCCACCGTGAGCGCCGTGGACGAGCCGCCGGCTACCTGCGGCGCTTCGAGCGCGCCCTTAATCACCAGCTTGGGATCGGACGCGTAACGCAGCCCACGCCCAGCCTGGGAAAGCTGGTAGTCGATTTCGGTTATCGTGTTGATGCCCGGCGCAAACGTGCAGGCGCCGTCAATGTCAGTTCCGCCCGGCAGGTTCTTGATCCACACCAGCGGCACAAAGCCAAGCTGGTGGCGAACCGTGCGGGCCGTATCCACAACCGGCGGCTTGCCGGCCTGATAGTCAACCTGCTCCTGCGGGACGTACCACGTCTCAGCCTGCGTGTCCCACACGCGGCGAAACCAGTAGGTCGTGCCCTTCTTGTCGGTCGGCAAATCGTAGCCGGCGGCCTTCAGTTGATCCCACGAAACCTTGCGGGCCTCAGTGACCTTGACCAACGTGTCAGGCGCCTCTGGGTCGTATTCCGGCGTGAGGTAGAGCGTCTCCATCACGTCGTAGAACGCGCGGCCCTTCAGGGCACGGAACCGCACCGCGACGGAACCAACCGATCCGCGCTGCGCCGCCTCAACCATCACCTGATTGAGCTTCGTAGCCTTGACCAGCGCGGCCAGGCTCTCGCGCGTGGCCTCATCCTCGGACGCAATGACCGGGAAGCGACCCTCGCCAAACAGCAGGGAAACCGCGTCACGCACCACAATGCGCGCTAGGTTGCACCGCACCGATGGCCGGCGCTTCTGAAGCGGGATGTACTCGCCGCCCTCAGTGCTTTCCTCGTGAAATTCGTAGGCCAGCACTTCGTAAATCGTGCCGTCCAGCACCCGGCGCCACACGTCAAGCAGATATGTGCGCTCGGGATAGTCGTGGTCCCGCTGCACCAAGCTTTTCAGGGTGCCAAACATGCGGGAGCCTTTGAGTGGGCGGGACCAGCCTTAGCCCTGAATGATTACGCGGCGCAGGCTTTACCCATGGCGTTGCGCTGAAGACTCGCCGGACCGCAACGCTTAGGGAGGCTGGCCATTGTGTCTGCCGCCCGGCAGGCAGGGAGTAGGGCCGCAACCGAATGCAGAAAGGCCGCGCTGCCTAAACAGATCGCGGCCCATAATCAAAAATTTCTCAGTGTGCGCGTTTATACCCCTTGACAGTGGGGGCGTGTCAAGAGGTTTTTTGTGAGGCGTCGAACGTAATACCAAGCTTGTCGTAAATCGCCATTAGCAATTTTTGCGCTTCGATGTATTCTAGGGCATTTATAGGCCCTTTAGTTTTCATAACTTCTATTAACAACGCGATATCGCACGCGCGATCAATTAGGTGCGCCCTTGCTATGCTTGCACTAAGCCCCAATTGAGATGTTAATTCTTCCTTAAAGGTCTTAGCAAATCTCGACTCTTTGGTTCGTCCGTCAGGTTTTTTTATGTGCTTTGACGTTTCGGTTCGCTTTGCCATGGCATTAGAACTCCTTGTGAACAAGGCGGTTTTCTGATCCGCACGCCCGGTACCCCGTGGTCTTTTGCTGACGGATTTCTTCACGTCGTATGGCGTTCGCGTCATTTCGTGGGTTGATAACCGATTGATATAGGCGCCTCCGGCTTGTTCGTTGGGACTCGGTTTCGCCCTTAAATGGGCTGGTTCGCTCAGGCGGGGGCTTTAGAGCCTCCGTAGAGGGCATCCCATCAATCAGTTCTCTCGCGCCAAGAAGAATAGCTGCGTATTGTTCGGCGGGAATTAGTCGCTCCGCTGCCGCCATAAAGCATCCACCTAAACTATTGGCTGCTGCTGACTTGGCGTCCTTGCGAAGCTCTGAAAGTAATTTGGTGTAATGTGTCACTTGAGCTATAAAATTATGACGCTTTCTAACAAGAGGCTCAAAGTCGCAGCGAGGCATGGTCACGGTCAGCTTGTTTTCAATGTCCCACAATTCATCAGTCGCCGCATTCAGCCGTCCAAGCGTGTCATCGTATTGAGCGCGCAAGCCAATATAGATTTCTTCCCACGGGCGCGCATGAGGCGGCAATACTTCGACGCGGCCTGTAGCATAGCCCTTTGTGGATGAAGAGCCCACACGCGCATGAAAATCCTGCGCGTCAGATGTGCTTTTGTATGTCATCTTACCGCCCCTTTGTAGAATACCGCTCATAATCCGCCGGCACCCTGTAGAGCACCCGCAGCCCCTCCAACCCAAGGCGCAGCACCGCCAATCGCCCCTTGGGCTTTTCATCCATGCCGCAAATCGCAATCACCGCCGCGCTTTGGATCATGCCCAGCACGCGAATCGCCTCGTTCACGTCCTGGCTGGCCGTCGCGCGCCGGGCCGCCACCTCGTCCGTGGGGTTCTGCGTCGCCCGCCCGCTCGTTTCGCCGTACTGCGCCGTGATGTTCGGCAGCCGCACGCAAGCCAGCCACTTCACACGGAACAGCATGCCCGCGCGCCATTGCGGCTCCGAAATCCAGCCTTTGATCAGCAGGCTATCCAGCTCGCATTCCGCCAGCATGCGCTTGACCAGCACCTTCATGCCGGGCGCCACGCTGCCGCGGCTGACCGCCTCGATGTCCACGATCTCGGCCTCGCGGATGTGGTGCGCCACGCCCAGGTCCCTGCCGTGATCCGGCTCAGAAACCAGCGGGTAGGCTTTTGCGGTTGCGGTGCGTGCCATGTTCATTTTCCACCCAGTTCGGTATCGATCCACGCGATAGCATCGCGATACAGCCACACGCGCGCTTCCGCGGCCGCCAGGCTTTCCGCCATGATCACGCGGCGATGGCGCAAAATCTCAGGCGTCATTGAGCCCACGGCCAATCCGGCGGGTCCAGATCGGGACGGAAAAACCAGCGCAACCACGTTTTCAGGCGGTTCCATTTGCTCATCGCCCCATCAGGTTCACGCGCACCTGGCGCGCAGGCGCGGCCATCCCGATCAGTGAGTTGAAAGCTCGAGCTGTGCTGTCGGCGTCGTCATCGTGCTTCGCGTCGGGAAACGCCTCGAGCATGGTAAACCACCTTTCGTTCCAGTCGCCTTTAACCACGTCCACGAGGCCATTCTCGGCCTTGGCGCTGAAGCCCCCGAAGCGCGTGACCTTGGCTGATTTTTTGTTTTCAGTATCGGCCGGCGCCAACGATGCGCGGCTTTCTGTGCTAAACTCAGTGCGGAAACCGATCAGCTCTTTGGCGTAAAAGTCCTTCTGGCCAACGCCGGCTTGCCCTGGGTCCTGTGCAATCGAAATCAGGCAGTCTCGGCCATCTATCGCGGCGCAGCGCTTGACCATCTTGGCAACGCCGTCTGGGCTTAGCCGGTCAAACACATGATCGGACACGACAATGCGTTGTTCGGGCGAGAGGCCAACTTTCGTGCCACATGTCCAATCGGGATCGTTCGTCTCGGTCTTGGGCGTCGCCGCCATGTCCCAGCCGCGCACGTTGCGCGTGCCAGGCGGTATCGCATCGATCATCCGAACCCAGCGCCGGTTGAAGTAAAGTCCGGCCGCCGGCCGTACCTTCCAGTTGCCATCCAACAGCCGCGCGCGCTCTACACCCGGCAGCGCCATGAGGTTGGCGAGGTAGCCAGGATCGGCGGCCATCAGCGCCTGGTTGTCGGCCAGCTTCGCCGGAATGAACGTCAGGCTTTTAGGCTGTGTGCCGGGGTGCGCCGCCTCGAGTTCGGCCTTGGTGTCGCCCCAGTAGAGCTTGTCCGACACACGGACGAAATAGCGCAAGACGCCAGCACGCTCAGGGATCGGAAACCCAGTGTTCTGATCGATCCACCACGCGATAAGCTCAGCCACCCAGGAGTCCGCATCCGGGTTGCATGTAGCGCGCACGTAGCCGGCCACGCCGGACATGGAGCGGTTGCGCGACAGCAGATACCAGAACTGCGCGGCGCTAAAGTGCGTCAGCTCATCGAAACAGATCAGCGGTATCTGGCTGCCCTGCCATTCCTGCACACTGAGTTCGTGCTCGAGGCCGGCGAACTTGACCTTACCGCCATCCGGGAAGTGCCACTCGAGGGGCTGTTGCAGCGGACGCACTCCGGGTATCGGCGCGTAGAGGCGCAGGCTTTCGTCCCAAAGGCCGCCAGGATTGCGAATCTGCACCGCTGTGCGCCGGAAGAACGTGGCGTTGAAGTCGCGGTTACTGATCGCGTGCCTTAGCGGCTCGAGCAGAAGCGCGAACGTCTTACCAGAGCCCGCCGCGCCGCCGTAGATCGCCACATCGGCCGAACAAGCCAAAAAGCGTTCCTGCGGGCCGGGCTGCGGGCCAATGACCATCAGCGGCCGTTGTCCGGCAGCCGGTAACGCACAACGAGTTCCGTTTTCAGCGGGTTGTCAGGATCGCCAGCCACCTGCAACGGCACGATGCGCCCAACCAGCGCAAGGAACGCTGCGCGGTTCTCGTTACCGCAGTCTACTAGGTAAGAAACACCTCCAAGCTCATTAACCGCTTGAATTATCATGTCTTTTACGGTAGCAGTCACCTTGTTTGGGGTGCCTTTCGGACGGCCTTTGCCGGCGTTTCCCCTATTTGGGCCTTTTTTGGGCTGTGCCTCTTCGGTAGCCATCACCCGTTTCCTTGCCCGACGTTGCCCGCTGAGGCCGGTGTCTCTCCCGGCTGCTCCATGGTCCCACTCGCGCGGCCATAGCCCGCAGGCGGGAGATTTTCCCCGGCTAGCGTGGCTGTTGCCTGCCTCCACGCGTCCACCGTTGCTGCGGCTTGGGCGCGGGACTTGGTTAGCCACTCGCGCCAGGTCATCGGCTCAGCAGTCATCGCAGCGGCCCTCCGCGTGTTGGATTGCAGCGATCTGTAGTCCGGCGCTGAATGACGTTTCGATCGCTTCGTCCAACGCCTTCTGTGCCTGCCAGAACGGCACCCACTGGATTTTATCCATGGCCTGCTTCTCCCGGTCGTATGGCGTCTCGTCGCTCATGCGCTCCCCTCCGCCTTGCTGGAACACTTCTCGTCCTTCAGCGCCCAGCCCCGCCAAGCCTCGCTGCTGGCGAGCCACTCCTGGCCGTACATCGCCTTGCCAATCTCGCACTGCACGAACGGCAGCCGCGTCTGCACCGTCACCACGGCGTCAGGCTGGCCAGCGAGGGATAGGGTCAGGATCAGGTAAACGAACATCATGGCTGCTCGCTTGGAGACGTAGCGGAATGTCTCCGGTCCCCATGGAGACATCCAACCCCTATATACTGTGTATATAGGGGGGGGGATTTGTCTCCCTGTGGAGACACCGCCAAAACCCTAGTTGTCTCCATTAATGTCTCCATTCATGTCTCCAACTCTAGGGCTTCGCACGAGCCAAACGCGGCCCTGGGAAAGCCCGACAACGTGCATGAGAACCAGTGCGTCAGCGGCACGACGGAACGCCTTTTCCTTCGTTTTGGTCTCCGCGCCGGCCATGGCTCTTTCGTAAAAACGCTCCCGCCACCATTTGTCGGGAACCGATAGGCAACCTGAGGGCGCACCGGGCCGTCCGGTCTCACCGCTCTGGGCAAGGAGGTCTTGCAGGATTTCGTGGGCGCGCTTGTTGTGCCCTTCGAGCCGCGTCTGACGCTCAGAGGTGGCGCCCGCCACTTGGTCAGAATGCACGACTACGCAGGATGTCACTGGCTTGTCGCGACTATTCATTCCTACTTCGACAACCTTTAAAGTGAACTGGAACTCTCCAGAGCACTCCATTTCTCGCTGCTTGGTCACCCGGGCCGTCCGAGCTGAGCCATCAGCGGAAATCTCTATTTCGGTATCGGACGCGGCTCTTAGAAGGGAGTGCCCCCTAGCGCCTTTCGCTTCGTCCTTACCGCTATGATGTATCCAGGCAACGTGCGCCTGCGTTTCTTGCTGTATCAGCGTGCCGTTGGTCACCAGCGCGCCCATATCCTCAGGACTATTTTCGTTTCCGCCTGCTATGGCGCGGGAAAGAGTGTCCACCACTACTAGTTTTACAGGAAGTTGCAGCTTAGCCGCAACGATTTTAATAGTCTTGATGAGCGGCCATATGTCAGCTTCTGGGTTTAACAGGTTGAGCGCAACAGGGATGACCGCAAAAGGCACGCTGGCGGCGTCTATGCCTTTATCCAGGCGCCAGGCCTCAACGCGGTTTGAGATGCCGTATGCACCCTCCATGGCGAGCCAGATCACAGCGCCTTGGGCAATCTCGCGTCCGCACCAGGGACGGGCTGCGGCAACGTGAAGCGCCAGGTCGGACATGAAGAACGTCTTGCCGCTGTTGCTCTGCCCGTAGATAACGGACATGGCGGCTTCGACTAGCAGGCCCTCAACGAAATCTGCCGTTGCAAGTTTTGGCTTTATGTCATCAAAATAGACAACGGGAAGCGGCGGCGTATCGCCCTCAGCTTCTTGTTTTAATTCAATTTGTTCCGAACGCGTCCCGGGTTTTGTCCCGTTTGTCCCGGTCGCCTTTGGCTCAGGGCCACGCGGTGAACGCTTGCCGTCGTTGATGGCGCGTTTCACCTTTTCCTCAAGTTCTGAGTGCGACCAGGGCGCGCGGCCTGGTTCGGTTGCGAACATGCTGGCGGCGTGCAGCAACTCAGCCCGGGCGACCGACTCAACCAAGTGATTACCGGCAACTAGCGCGCCCAGTTTCAGGCCGGCGTTGTTGAGCGTGGTTTCCTGCTGGCCAAATCCAGCCGAGCGAACGGCGGCGCACTCCGCTTCAAGAGCCGCTAGGCCGTAGCGAGTTGATCCGTTGTGATCTTGCGGCTGATATTCGCGCTGCTCACGCTCTGGCGTGCAGCAGGCACGGATGAGCCATTGCGGCATCTCGGCCGGCTCTGTAGCGTCTGCCACCGCATAGCCCGGGCTTGGCGGCACAATTATATACCCGCCATCTGCCCGAATATCGACGCCAGGCGCCACGCGGCCCGCGCTGTTGCGAATGATAACGCCCTCTGGTCGGCGGAACAAAAGATGCAGCCCACCGGAGCGCGTTTTGTGTGTCCTGGTCTGAGGCAGGCAATCGCTGTTCTCATTCAGCCAATCCATGCCCGATCGGTCGGGCCGAACGTCAACGTCAACAGCCACGATACCAGACGGCAGGCCGGTTGGCATACCAATCATGTCAGCGCCCGGCCGATGAAACGCAGCCAGAATGGCGCCAGCGTCAGTCGTTGCCGTGTGAAAACCGCCCTTGTCCAGCGGCTGTTTTTTGTCCGTGCAAGGAAAAACCGGATAGCCCAGTTTTGAGGCTATATCGCCAAGGGCCATCACGACACCGTAGCCCGCAGAGGAACGTCCCACCAACGCAGGATGCGCTCCACGTCCTCCACGCTGTGCGCAACGGCAACCATAGCGCCAGCGTCAGCCAGCGCGCGGTGCCGCTCATGCTGCACGGGAGAAACGCGAGCGCCGGCCTTTAGCTCGATGCCGTGGAACACGCGGTCATAGATGACAACCACATCGGGCAGACCAGCGACGCAGCCGCGCGCCTTGCGCGCAATACCTTCTAGGTTGATCTTTTTTCCGCTACGGGTTGTGATTTCCTTGCCGGAGTTGCGCATCTCCAGCGAAAACCACATCACACCCCCGATGGCGTGGCCTGCTGGCCCGATAGCAAGGTGCAGAAACTTGGCCACGGCTATGTGCAACAAATCCTCGGGCTTGCCACGCGGCGCCTTGCGCTCTGCGGGCGTGTATCCGGCTTCGATCAGGCTTGCCTCAACCTCGGCGCGGGTGGGTTTGCGGTAGATTTGTGTGTGGTTCACGACGCGCTGTCCCTCACGCCCTTGGCGTAGCCTTCTTCGAACCCCTCCAGCCTGGCGCGGCAGAGTTCGTTGGCCGCAAAGTCGCTCAGCTTGAGCAAAAACGCCCAACCTTCCGGCTGATGCCGACGCTCGCCGCACGCATGCGGATCAGGCTTGCCGGCGGTCCAATAGACCGGCAGCGCACACACGGGGCACGGCTGAAACCGGCCATTGCACTTGCAGCGCGCGGAATAGGTTTCGCCGCACCCCTCGCACCGAAACGACGGCGGGCATGACATGGGCGGATTGCCGCCGCCGCAGCCGCTGTCGTTGCCACCCCAGCAGGAATCGTGACCGCCGCCCCAGCAACTATCGTGGCCAGGCATCGGCTACCTCCAGAACGGCTTTGGCAAGGCGGGAGATAGCTACGCGCGTGATCTGGCCGGGCGTGCCCTCGGTGTGATCGCCGGGCAGCTCGTCAAAGTTTTCGGTGCCGAACACGGGCAACTCGCAAACCTCTAGCCCGAGCGGCTCAGTCCCGGCCTGCGGTGCGTGGACGCGCATCATCGCCTGAATTGCAGCAGGCAAACGCCGGTCTTCGCACTCGGGAATTTCGCTTGCCCAGGCGCGAAACGAGGGATCGCGCGCCTGTTGCTCCACCCATTGCAGAGGGGGATCGATCATTGCGGCCACACATCTGCAAGCGTTGCGCCAGTGGGCTTGCCGGCGTCTCGGTATGGCGCGGGTTGATATTTCGCACGACGAGGGCGTGGCGCCTTAAACGTCGGCTCTGGCTTACCAGCCTCAGTGCGCATAAGCTGTGCGTCAAACAGGCTTATAACGTTGCCCAAGGCCTCAGCGCGCTCAGCCTTCTTTTCCCGCCTGGCAAGCCAGAACATCTGTTGTATGCACTTAAGGGTGGGACGCCAGTAGGCGCGGGGGCTTAGAAACCCCGCGCCCTTTTCGGCGTCTCCAGTAGTGATTGCCGCCGAGGGGGCAGATTCGAACCCTTCCGCACCCTTGAATGACGACGCTCCCGGCGCCGCCAACACATCAGGCATTGCTGCCATCAGTGTTCCTGCCGCGCGCTTGGCGATAGAGCGCGCCAGGCGTGGGTCTATATACCAGTCAGGATGCGCGTGAGCCGCGTTATCGCAGGCCCCCGCAATAATCCTGACCACGTGTGAGTAAGATAGCTTCTGAATTGGCACAGCGCGACTGGCCGGCGCTTCTGGCAACCGTTTGCCGGGATGCGCCTTGCAAAACAAACGCCCAGCCTCGTTCGGCCAATGGCAAAACCGCTGCTTTTTGGTTTTCTTGTCCGTGACCAGCCAGCAGCAGCCGCGCACCTGGACGGGAGTTAGGTATTGCACGGTCACGCGTAAACCTGCTGCGGGTGCGTCGGCTTGACGTAGGCTTTAGCGCAATGAGCCGAGCAATAAGGCCGCCCCACAATCGCCCGGTCAGCACAGTATTCGTGCGTCGGTCGCTCGTTGCCCCACAATGGAAACTGGCAGGTGCGCGGCTGGGAAAACACCTCAACCGGCGCGCAGACCAAGCGCAGGTAGCCGAGCGATGGCAGTGGCGGAATGGTGTCAAGCACAAGCTCTTGGCGTGTCCAGCTTTCGCCGATTTCCAACTTACCCCTGATCCGCTTCGGGCCGTCAGCATTACGCACGATTGGCGATGGCCTACCGGGCAGCTTGAGCCGATGCACCTTGCCGATAACAGTGTTCCGCGTCGTGCCCAACTCAATCGCTATCTCAGTGCCAGTTTTTCCCTCGGCCCAGAGCTTACGCAGGGGCGCGATCTTCTCAGGGAACTTCTCGAAAAACGCGTATTTAAAAACCACGGCGATGCCCTCCGCGCCGCTCTGGAACGCGAAAGCCAAGGGCGTTGGCAATTTTCTGGCCTGGAGGAATTGAGCCGTTGAACACCTTGTTGACGGTCCACGGCGTTACCTTCAGGCGACAAGCTGCAATCTTCTGAGAACCGCACTCATTTACGAGCCTGATTAACTCCAGCCTGACGCGAGCTGCAGACACAAAAGGCAGGCTGGCGTCAGGGGAATTGACGCCAGCCCGCAGGTGCGGCGCGGCGACCGGGGAGGGTGGGGCCGCGCCATCGGGAGAGACTCGCTCCATCCCGATTCTCATTTCTTCGGCTTCAGCAAGGCATTTGCCAAATGCCGGTCAGTCAAAACCGTCTGAATCGCTTTCAGATCGGAAGCCTGATCGTCAATCTTCTTCAGCAGCGACGCCCGCTCATGCAGCAACGTGCCGATTTCAACCCGCAGCTTGTCGTTGTCCGCGACAATCTCAGGACCGTGCAAAAAGCCAAACATCCAATCACGCCACATTTCGATTGCCACCCCGTAGTGTTACTGGTCGTTGCTAAGACAGTGCTTTAAGGCTCACGCCGATTTCACCGCGCCGCGGCAATAAAAAACTGGACACTGTATAGAAAGCCGTCGCAACGTCCGGCTGTATTTCAACAGGTGACGTGACGTGCATCAGAGATTTCCGATCAGCCACAGAGCGGCAATAATGGCCGCCGCCCAGAACAGAACCGACAACGCCAGGGCAAAGCCGAGAATGACGGCGCCTGTAATGATGTCCTCGACGTTGTGCCGGTTCATCTCAAAGCCCAACCCACGCGAGCGCCGCGCTCCACGTCCACGCGCCCAGAAGGTCGCCGGCCAGGAAAAGCACCATCAGCCAAAAGCCGAGGCCGGGAAGGGAGTCTATCAAGTCGCGGAGTGTCATTTAAGTAACCGCCCCCTGTGTCGTTTCTGGCACGTAGTTTTGCTTACTGGACACCGAAGCGGTGTGGGGAGCAGCGTCACGCGTATGGGAAG